GATGACACCCTCGATAGCATCTTTAGTTCTGATATGGCTATCGGCAGATATGTTGCACAAAGGGCGGGTATCGGCATCAACGCGGGTCGCATCCGTGGCATCAACGCTAAAATCAGAGGCGGAGAAGTTCAGCACACAGGTGTTGTTCCTTTCCTCAAAAAGTTTGAAGCAACTGTCCGATGCTGCACTCAGAATGGCATCAGAGGTGGATCAGCAACTGTCCACTTCCCAATCTGGCACCAAGAGATCGAAGACATTCTAGTATTAAAGAATAACAAAGGAACCGAAGATAACCGTGTTCGTAAGTTAGACTACAGTATCCAAATCTCCAAACTGTTCTATGAACGTTTCATCAAGAACGAAGAAGTTTCACTCTTCTCCCCACACGCAGTTCCTGGTCTGTATGATGCTTTTGGAACTGATGCTTTTGACGAGTTGTATGTACGTTATGAACGAGATGAGTCTATTCCAAGAAAGACTATCGGAGCTCAAGAACTCTTTCTGGACCTCCTGAAAGAACGTGCTGAAACTGGTCGTGTTTATATTATGAACATTGACCACTGCAACTCTCACTCGTCCTTTATGGACAAGGTTGAGATGAGTAACTTGTGCCAGGAGATCACTCTACCTACCAAACCTATTCAGCATATTGATGATCCCGATGGTGAAATTGCTCTTTGCATTCTTTCTGCCGTTAACGTTGGTAAACTGAAGTCAGTTGAAGAACTGGAAACTCTGTGTGATCTTTCAGTTCGTTCTCTTGATGAACTGATTGACTTTCAGGGATACCCCGTCAAAGCAGCAGAAATCGCCACCAGAGCACGTCGTTCTCTTGGCGTAGGTTTTATTGGTCTGGCACACTATCTCGCCAAGCACGGGGAGCATTACGATGATCCTGGTGCCTGGAAACTGGTACACGATCTCACTGAGGCATTCCAGTATTATCTTATTCAGGCAACGGTTAACCTTGCTAAAGAAAAAGGTGCTTGTGAATATAGTAACCGAACCAAATACGGTAATGGAATTCTGCCCATTGATACATACAAGAAGGACGTTGATGAAATAGTTCCGAATGAGCTTAGGTATGATTGGGAGCATCTTAGAGAGCAGGTATTACAATACGGGGTACGGAACTCAACATTGTCCGCACAGATGCCATCGGAGAGCAGTTCCGTTGTGTCAAACGCAACCAACGGAATCGAACCACCTCGCGGATACTTGTCCATTAAGAAGTCGAAGAAGGGTCCACTCAAGCAGATTGTTCCCCAGTATCAAAGTCTTAAGAACAACTATACGTTGCTCTGGGATATGCCTAGCAATCGCGGGTATATTCATATTGTTGCTGTTATGCAAAAATTCTTCGATCAAGCGATTTCTGGAAACTGGTCCTATAATCCAGAAAATTACCCAGATAATGAAGTTCCTACTTCAGTAATGGCACAGGACCTTTTAACTACATATAAGTACGGCTGGAAAACCAGTTACTATCAAAATACTTATGACCATAAGACTGATGAGGTTGAAGAAACCAAACAGTCTCTTGAAGATTTAATTTCTCAACTAGAACAAGCAGAGGAGGAAGATTGTGAGTCTTGTAAGATTTAAAACAGGTTTGGAGGAAAAAGCAGTGGTCGAATCAATGACCGTCTTTAACCCTCAGGAAGTAGACACCAAAAAACAACCTATGTTTTTTGGACAACCACTAGGAATCCAAAGATATGATTCTTACAAATATCCAATCTTCGACAAACTAACAACACAGCAACTGGGTTACTTCTGGAGACCTGAAGAGGTTTCTCTTCAAAAAGATCGTAGCGACTATCATATGCTACGCCCAGAGCAAAAGCACATCTTTACCAGCAACCTGAAGTATCAGGTGATGCTGGACTCAGTTCAGGGTAGGGGTCCTGGTATGGCATTTGCTCCGTACTGCTCCCTTCCTGAACTGGAAGCGTGTATGAAGGTTTGGGAGTTTATGGAGATGATCCACTCCCGTTCTTACACTTATATCATCAAGAATGTTTATTCAGACCCATCTGAAGTTTTTGATACGATTCTGAAAGAGGATCGTATTATGGAACGTGCCGTGAGTGTAACTCAGGCATACAACGATTTCATCAATAGTGCTCAGCATTATGGTTCAACTAATGAATGGCTTCACGCATTAGAACAAGTACCATACGCACAAGAGGCAAGGTATGAACTCAAGAGAAAACTATTCAGAGCAGTTGCAAACGTTAATATTCTTGAAGGTATTCGCTTTTATGTCAGCTTCGCTTGTAGTTTTGCGTTTGGCGAACTCAAACTTATGGAAGGAAGTGCAAAAATCATCTCACTGATTGCACGTGATGAGAACCAGCACCTGGTTATCACTCAGAACATTCTGAACAAATGGAAAGAGGGTGATGATCCTGATATGGCACGTATCTCCAAAGAGGAAGAACAATGGTTCTACAAGACCTTTGAGAACGCTGTCAATCAGGAAAAACTCTGGGCAGAGTACCTGTTCAAAGATGGGTCAATGATTGGTCTGAATGACAAACTGTTACAGCAGTATGTCGAATGGATAGCAAACCGTAGAATGAAAGCAATTGGACTCAAACCACTTTATGATATTTCTGCAAAGAATAATCCACTTCCTTGGACTGAGCATTGGATTTCCTCTAAGGGTCTTCAAGTTGCACCACAGGAAACAGAGGTCGAGTCTTACATTGTTGGAGGAATCAAACAGGATGTTACCAAAGATACTTTCTCAGGATTCCAACTATGATGAATGGTGTGAACAGGAAATCCTGAACGCATATCAAGAAGCTGCAGAGTGTGATGAGTTTCTTTTTGGAGACTATGATTATTCCAAAGAGTGGTTGGGTAAGTGCAATGACGATGTGAAATGAGGGTCTTCGGGACCCTCTTTTTTTATAAATACCTAAAAAGTTAGTTAATAGACGATGAAGTCGTTTCAGAATTTTGCGAATACTATTGTAGAGGCAGAGGTTCCAGATAAACCTAAGATTAGAATTTCTGGACCAGAAATTCTCCCCATGCAACCAGAGGGAGAAACTTCTAAACCAAAATCTAAAAAAACAAAAGTCATAAAGCAAGCACAAGTATCTGCCGATATTAAATCTAGTGCGGAAGAAAAGAAAAGATTAGAAGGAATAAAAAAAGGTTATGTAAGTCCAGAAGGTAGAGTTCAGGAAAAAGGTGTTGTAACAAATAGAATTAGAGCATCTGCTCTTGGGTACGGTGATCCAGGAAAGGATCCTTCAAAATATGGTATTAATCCTGCAAATGTTTCTGCCGAAAAGAGAACTCTATTCCAAAGAGCTATTTCTTCTTCAAAACCAGAAAGAAGAGCAGCAAGAAGTGAGATTAAGAAGGGTGTAAAAAGCATAGTAAAAAACTATCCAGTTCAGTCTGGTACTTCTTTTAGAGGATTCTCTCGTAGTGTTAGTCAGCCTTCTCCATCACGAAGTGATATCTCAAGATTGCAAAGAATGGCAAGACCATCAACTTCTGCACAGTCTGCTGCAGCACTTTCTGGTCAATTGGGAACAGGTGCCGGAAGAAGAGCGCAAGCAGCTTCTGATGCTGCAAAAGATATTGCAAACTATGAAAAGCAGCGTGGTTACCACCAAAGAGTATTGAAAGCGATAGATAAACTTCCACCAGAACCATCTTCAAAACCTGCAGCACCAAAGTTAAAAACGCAAAATATCAATCTTGGGGATACTTCATTACCAAAAACACCAAAAGCACCAAAAGTAACTCCGTTATCAGTATCGACGCCAAAATCTACTGTAGCAATGACTCCAAGTAGTGTTGGTAAAGCAGTTGACCAAGTATTGCAAAATAGAGAAGCAAGAAAGGCAGCAGAAAAAGCAAAAGGAGCACTTAAGTTTGCAAAAGCGGTTAAAGGTGCTGGAACTGCTCTCAGCGTTGTTGGATCTGGACTTGAGGCAAAAGGTGGTTATGAGACTGCAAGAAGAGAAGGTGCAAGTCAGAAAAGATCATTAGGTGCTGGAGCAGCAAGAGGACTTGGAAGTTTTATTGGTGGTGGAGTTGGTGCCACCGTTGGATCTGCACTTGGACTTCCTGGAGCAATTGCTGGCGGCGCCGCTGGATACAGTCTTGGTGCAAATGTTGGATCAGCAGCATATAAGGCAGTTACTGGAGATCCTTTAAAGAAATTAACAACTAAGGGTGTTCTTACTAATATTAGAAAAGCAGTTCCTTATGAAGTAAGAAAACAAGTTCCTGCGGGAGCAAGAAAGGCATTTGGAGACTTTGTTACTCAGGCAGGTAAGTCTTATGGTAATTGGTCAAGGTCTCAACAGCAAGGAAGAAACAAATGAAAACTTTTAAACAGTTTTGCGTAGAAGCATATCAGTTGGATGAGTTTATTAATGTTGGAAAGGTATCAAGAGTTGCTGGTGCTGTTTTAGGTGGAGAAGCAATAAAAAAAGTTGCTAAAAATCCAATGGTGGATAAGTTAGTAAATGTTGGAACTGCTGGAATTGGGATGGGTCGGTTTACTCTCCCTGCTGTTGGTGCTGCTGTAGGATCTGAAGTTCTAGCACCTGCGGCTATCAAACTGGCTCAGCAAAGAAGGCAAGCACAGCAAGCAAGATTAAATCAGTTAGTTCCATCTGGAAGAACCGATGTTTCTGGAAAACCCGCTCAAATCAGACCATTGAATAGGTGAAATTTTTGTAAGTCTGTGCTAGAATAGGGGAGTCTTCTATTGTGCTTTTTATTATGAAAACTTTTTGGAGAAAGTTTGTAAAGTGGCAACCTTTTTCAAAACTTTCTAGATTGCAAGAAATTTTACTCATTGCTTTCATTGTTGTAGTTATTAAAATATTTTTTAGTTTGGTGTGATGAAGATGAGTCAACAACTCATCTTTTTTTATAAATATTTTTAAATAAAAGTTAATTTACAAAAATGTCTTACTTATCATCAAAACAAGTGCAAGATATTAATTCATTATATGAAAGTATCTACACTGAAGTTTTAACTGAAGAGCAGCAAAATGAACTTCTTATGGTGGAATGGCATAATATTATGGTTGAAGAGGGGATGATAACTGGTGATGCAATTAATAGTCGTGAATCACTAGATGAAGGTGTCTGGGATAAGTTGGGGCAAGGTGTTGCAAAATATGGTCCTAAAGCAGTAGAATTACTTAAGAAAGCTGGAAGTAAAATTACTGGTTTTGGATTAGGTAAAGATGTAGGACAAAAAAGAAGATTAACAACTGGTATTGTTGGTGGAGCTACAATAACAAATCCAGAAAAGGCTGCAGATATTGCTCTTAGAACTGGATCTGGAATTGCTGGTGCTGCAACAGGTGCGGTACAGGGTGGAGTAGAAGGTGTTAAAAAGGGTGGTCTTAAAAAAGACGAAACTATGAGAGGTTTCTGATAATGGCAAATCCAAAAGTAGGGCAAAGAGATAAACAGGGTAGATATTGGACTGGTTCTGAGTGGAAAACACTTAATCAGGTAATGCAAGCCCAGCAAAAGATTCCTGGAAAAACTGGGGAAACCGTTAAATTACCAGGTGTTGGTGAAATTAAATATACTGGTGATAAGTACGGGTGGCAAACTGCAGCGACTGTGACATCAAGACAAAATCCAGCACAACAAACTTCACAACCAAAACCAAAACCAAAACCAAAAGATAGTCGTTTAGATTCTCCCATAGCAGGTAAAGGACCAAAAGGAAATGAAGTTGGTTCAACACCTGCTGCACCAGCACCTACACCTCTACCACCTTCTGGTGGATTGAGTGGTGCTAATAGAGGAACACAAACACCAACTAGAAGACCAGCACCAGCACCTCAGGCACCTCAGGCATCTCCGGTAGCAAAGTATATGGCTGCTGCATCTGCTGCTAGAAAGATTCAGGATCCAGTTCAGCGTGCTGCTGAAATGGAAAAGGTTAAGCAGACTGGTTTGGATATTTGGAAAAATAAGTATAAGGATACTCTTGCCAAAAGAGTAGGACCAACTGGTCAACAACTTGGCACTGGTCAGAGTGTAATGGCAAAACAAGCTGATGAACTTCGTAATCTTAGAAAGCCATCTACCCCGACACCACAAGTTCAAGCAAAATCAAGTCTTCCTGGTGGTGATTATTCCCCTGCTGCAACCGCAAACATGTCACAAAGAACTAAAAACATTTTAGGAACAAGAAAGGAAGCATACGATCTGGTTCTTGAATACCTTCTTTCAGAGGGTCATGCAGATACCGTAGAAGAAGCACATTACGTGATGATGCAAATGTCTGCTGAGCACATTCAAGATATTGTTGAAGTTGATTACTTATTAACGAGTTACTGATTTCTTAACTAAAGCAGTCCCCTCTATAACTCTTGTTGTAGTTCCAGTGGGACTGTTTAATAGTAGGTCGTAAAAATATTTTCCTGGTTTAATAGCAGCACTTGTGGTTGAACCTAAAGATAGTGTAACTCTTCCAGTCGTTCTATCATTTGCAAAAGTCACCGTGAAGTCTGCGGTCTTAGATGAAGACTCATATCTCTTAAGTTGAGCACAACCATTATATCCGGTCAAGTTTAAAGAACTATTTGTTTGATCATCTTCTAGAAGAAATGTTTGATCAAAGTCAGTTCCAGTGTAAATGACTAAGTTTGCGGTATATGTGACTGCCATCGGTTTTTGAAATATTTATGGTAAGTCAACTAGGAATGGAGTAATCCAATCTTCATTACCATTAGTAACCGCTGTAATTGTTATATTTTTTGCAGCAAGTTTTGACACTAAAAGATTATAAGATGCTTGAACAGTTGCTAGTGTCATACTCCCTGATGTATCAATAAACAGGGCAATTGAAGATCCTTCTGGGAGAGTATCAAGTCCACATATGGTATACCAATCAGAGGCATTTGCAGTATTTCCACCATCCCTGCTAACTTGAACTGGACCAAATGTTAGACCATTTGCATTTTGTCCGATATTAAGGGACGTGTCATTAATGATAACCGCACTTGAAGTTGCAACAATAGTTCCTGAAGTTGAGGATACTCTGATTTCAATCTTAAAAGCATCTAGTCCTTCCGTGCTTCTATCAGATACAATAGTTCTAGTAATTGTTCCAGAATTACTGTTGACAGTAAATGAACCGGTTAAAGCGGCATCGCTAAAGTCTGATTCTGTAATAGTTCCTGATGTTTCAAGTGTTGTCCAGTAAAGAACAGTTCCATTTGCAACATCAGTTGTTGTAACTGTGAAAGTAACTGATGAACCTTCGTTGACTGCTGTTGTTGAAGGTGTAACTGAATAAGTTGAAGACATTTTATATTAATGGTGAAACATTTACAGTTGTTTCATTCAAGAAATTATCAGGACAAGCAAGTTCATTATAGTTAGTATTATTTACACTTACACCAAACCCAACTGTTGTTGGTTGCAAAAGATAAAAAGTTCTATTGGGATATGAAGATCTAAACTGCCCCCATAAAGTTTCCATTCCAGAAGCAGAAGTATTGCTATTTTCATCAATCACTGCAATACAAAATCTTTGAGCACTTGTTGGAAGTGAAAATGAACAACCAGTTGAAATACCAGCACGTGCGTTGATTGTTCCTTCAACAATAATTGCTTTATCGCCATTTGATTTGGTCATCAAAATATCATAAACATATCGTCCAGGTTTAAGACGTGCTGTTGTCCAACTTGGAATTGATATTTTTATTTTCCCATTTTTACGATCAGGAAACCCAACAGTAAAACTTACAGCAGTTCCACTGTCTCTATGTTTTCTGAGACTTGATGTTGCACTATATCCTGTAAGATCAATAACCTTTCCACCACTTTGATACAGATCATACGTCTGCATAAAATCTGTTCCGATATTGATGGTGAGATTATTTACATATACGGACATTGTTTTTTAAATATTTATCAGAGGCAATCTGTAGAAATGTCATCGGTTGCCAAAACATTTCCTTCAATAACGATTGATTTTTTAGATGTATTGTCCGTAAACAAAACATCATAAACATACCTTCCAGGTTTTATATCTTCGGTTATTGATGATCCCAAAGATAATGTAATTTTTCCATTTGCTCGATCAGCAAAACTAACATCAAACTTCGCGGTTGTGTTTAAACTTTCTGGGTGCTTGCGGATATAAGAAGATGCTGCATATCCAACAAGATTCAAGGGAGTTCCATCAACATTATCCAAATAGAAGTCCCTTGAAAAATACTCCCCAGTATTAATAGTAATATTATTGACGTATACCGCCATATTATAACTCTTTATTGAGTATTTATCAACCCCTTGACAAACACTCAAAACACAAGTAGACTCGCTTTGTCCAGGTTGAAGATAAATAATAGCTCATAAAGATTCTTAGTATGAGTTATGAAAATCCCTGGAGATTCAATGGGGAAATTTTTGAGTCTTCTGATATTCAAGATAATTTTGGTTTTGTATACCATATTCATTGCAATAAAACTGGTCGTAGTTATATTGGTAGAAAGTATTTCTGGTCTTTCCGCACACCAAGAGGAAAATCTAGAAAAGTTAAGTCAGAGTCCGATTGGAAAACATATTACGGCTCCTGTCCTGAACTCAAAGCCGATATTGACATTTGGGGAAAAGCATCCTGCGACAGAAGAATACTTAGCCTCCATAAAACCAAAGGACAATGTAACTACGAAGAAACAAAACAGCTCTTCCTAAATAATGTGTTGATCGAGTCTCTTGACGATGGGAGTCCAGCGTATTACAATAGTAATATCCTAGGACGCTACATGCGAAAAGATTATGGTAACTTTGGAAGAGACTCTTCAGGAAACTCATGATTGGGCAATTGACAGAATTCATACTCTCTGTGATAAAAACTGTATTGAGAATGCCCATGCGATCCAGTCTGAATTTTGTGAGTGGTTGGATCCAGAAATTCCAGAGCATGATATTTTCTCATTAGAGTTCATAGGAGAGGAAGATGACACTAGATCTTCATAACTTTTTTAAGTTTTACGACGACAGCAATTCAAATCACGTAGCAGCAGTACAATGGTTAGAGGATAACCTTCCTGCTGAATTCCTGGATGATGCAGAAACTGAGTGGATTGGTATGTTTAGAACAAAACCACCAACTCCAGAAGTTCTTGCTGTTCCATACTTCAATCAAGTAGACAACTATAGAGATGCACATAGAACTTGTAACAGTTCATCGTGCGCTATGTGCCTTGCTTTCCTCAAGCCAGGAAGCATCAAAGGCGACGATGAATACGTCAAGAAAGTATTTGCGATTGGCGACACGACTGACCATGCGGTACAAACAAAGGTACTTGCAGGTTATGGAGTTAAGTCACACTTTAGCTACAATCTTTCTTTTGCTGACATTGATAAAAGCCTTGATGCTGGGAAACCTGTTGTTATTGGTATCCTGCATCGCGGTTCTTTATCTGCTCCTACTGGTGGGCACATGTGTGTAGTCATTGGTAAGACTCCAGATGGCAAAGGATATTTTGTCAATGATCCTTATGGTTCTCTCAACGATAACTATACTGGTCCTGTAACAAATGGTAAGAAGACCATTTACACCAAAGCAGTCCTTAAGCACCGTTGGTGTCCAGGAGGGAATGATGGCTGGGGAAGAATCTTCGACTAATTTTAAGAGAAAGATGCTTAAGGTCATTAAGGACCTTACAAATCACGGTAAGCATGTAGAAGCAAATCAATTGTATCAAAAGTATTTCGGAGACTACAATGGCAAGAATTGACCTACACAACTTCTTCAAGTTTTATGACGAGAAGAATCCTAATCACGTCAAGGCAGTTCAGTGGTTAGAAGATAACCTACCAGTCAAGTATCTAGAGGATAATGTTGATTGGGCAGAAATTTATCGCGGAAAAAAGACTAGTGCTGCACCAGCCCCTGCCGCTGCTGCAGCTCCTGTAACAGGTGGTGATGATGTCCCACAAATGGGCATCAAGTTGATCAAAGAGTTTGAAGGATGTCATCTAAAGGCATATCCTGATCCTCTGACTGGTGGACTTCCAATCACAATCGGTTGGGGTTCTACCCGTAAGAAGGATGGTTCAGCATTCAAACTTGGTGATACCCTTACACAGGTAGAAGCAGATGCGCTTCTGATTGAACAATGTAAGAAGGAGTTTCTTCCTGCACTACGCAAAATCCCACATTGGAATGAAATGTCAGATGGAAAAAGAGGCGCTTTGCTCAGCTTTGCTTATAATCTTGGTGCCGGTTTTTACGGTGGCGATAACTTTAATACTATTACTAAACGCCTGAAGAATAAAGAATGGGACTTAGTTCCTGATGCTTTATTCCTCTATCGCAATCCTGGTTCAAATGTAGAAGCAGGACTTGCTCGTAGAAGAAAAGCAGAAGGTGAAGCTTGGAAGAAAGGATAACTAAATAGTTTCAACCAGTGAGTTGAAACTGCAACTCGAACCCACACCAAGGTGAGTTGTGTTTGGTAGTTCTTAGGAATTTCTACCACACCAACTCACCTTATTTTTATGTCCACCTACACGCAAAAGGCGCTGGCTGCAGCGTCTGTGCTTCTTCTTGGAGTGCCAACAGCAGCATTAGCTCACACCAACTCTATAGGATATGTTGGTGCCAGCGGCGGAACAGTTACATTTTGGTATGGTTCTTGGCACGCTGGAACTACCTTTACAGAAGGTTCTATGACTTTACAGGGCGTCAACGGAACTACTTTTGCGCCAACAACTGTCAACTGGACACTTCTTCAAAATACAACACCAGACGGACTAATTTCTGGTACAAACTATTTCCAGTCTGATGGAACTAATCTTATTCCTTATGGAGATCCTGCCAGATTATATGGAATGGATAGTTACACTTGGCAGGGTGTTACATTCACGGGACTTGCTGCGGGAGATTATCAGTTTACTTATAACCCAATCGCACAACCAACGATGGACTGGGATCCATCATCGCAAGTTATTCGTACTGGTACAGTAAGTCTTTCTGCTGGTCTTCTTTCTGGTGACGCTAACCTGAATGGTATTCTTGATATTTACGAAACTGGTGGAACACCTCCACCAGCACCAACAGTAGTATCAACTGCTGCTGGTTCTAATATTGTTACGACTAGCACAACTGCTGGAACCAGAACTGTAACAAATAATCCCCATCGTCATATAATGGGAACTGATGCGAATGGAAATCAAACTGAAACTCATTATACCGATACAGAAGTTATTACGATTCCAACAACCACAGTTACTACCACAACAACTCCAGTAACAGTTACAACTTGGTCCGATAATTCTACTACCACAACAAATGGAACTCCAGTTGTAACTACAGTAACAACTGATGATAATGCTGGAACTTCTGTTATAACTCAAGCAACTGTATCTGATTGGGTAAGAACCAGAACTTTTAGTGTTGTTCCTGTTTCTGCAGTAAATCACACTGCATCTGAAAGTGGTGGAAGACAGAAAATCAATGCACATACAACTACCACAACCACAACTACTCCTGTGTATACAAGAGTATTCACCAACGGTGCTGCTACTCAAGTTACATTTGGTTCGGCAACTGTTGAAGTTGCTAACACTTATAGAGATTACTTTGGTCGTGTAGATCAACTAGAAGTTCTTGATGGAATCAATGATGGTATCAATGGACTTCTGAATCACGAACCAACCGCAGGTAAGCAAAGATTGAGAGTATTTGAGAACAACAGATTCGTTCAGTCCTATAATGCTGATGGATACACTGCAGATTCTAAAATCTTCGGTGGTGGATTTGAGGTTGATGTAACCAAAGGTTGGACTCTTGGTGGTCAGTATAATAGAGTTAACGTAAACCTCAATGGTGTTGACTCAAGCACACAACAGAATAAAGATCACTTCGGCGTATTCAGTGAACTCAGAGGAAATACACTCACTCTGAATACTAATGCTGCGATTGCAAACAGCAATTATAAGTACAATAGAAATGTAGAAGGTGTCTTTAATAATGCTGGTGAAACAACTGGTTCTGAATGGTGGGTTTCTAATCGTTTATATTGGCATCTACACAAAGCAGTAAAACCATTTATTGGTTATACTGTTCAAAATGTGAAGAGAAATGCTTATAATGAAACAGGTTCATCAGAATCTGCTAGAAGTGTTGGTGAGTTTAATCAAACCACACACGTCGGTGAAGCAGGTCTTAAACTAGAAACTCGTTTTGGTGGTAAGAAAAAAGACTTGTTTGGAGTCAGTGTAGAAGGTTCTTATGGAACTGATAACTCTTATGGAGTTGCTGCTGAAGTAGACTATAAAGAGATGTTAATTGTTGAAGCATCTCACGGTGTGAATAATGGAGTCACCAACAATTCTATTGCTGGAAAAGTTAAGTTTAGGTTCTAAAACCCTAAATAAAACAGACTTCATCACACGGACTGATGGATAAACACAAAGAAAATCGTGTTGGTATGTTAATTCGTATTGCTATTCTGAGTTGGTCTGCTGCTCTTCTTACCGCAAGTTATGCTGGGGCTCTATCTAAGATGGACCCCACTTTTATTGCGACCGTCTTCACTGCTTCTGCTGCTACCTTTGGTATTAATACTATGAAGAAAGGTGGTGATGAAGAAGAGAAAAAAGAAGAACCTAAAAGAGAAGAAGTGGTAGTTGAAACTCCACCAGAACCACCTGCTCCTGAAGCAGCAGCACCATCTCTTGAAGAAAGAGTTGAAGCTCTTGAAGAGGGTCAAGTTCAACCACGTACCACAGGAGCATAATGTCCAAGTCACCCAATAAAGGCAAGAAAGGTTCTGCTGGAGGTAAACAATCCAAGCAGAACCAGGGCAATGCAACTGCTAAAAAAGCGAAGAACGGTGGTAAGAAGAAGTAATGGAATTCATTGCTTTTATGATTGTTGGTTATACGGAAATAAGTCCTGGTAGTTGCCAGATTGATTATCTTCGTTACAATGAAGTTCATTCGCTCGTAATTCCGTGCCACGAGAATGGAACACTCCAAAGAGGGAGTGTTGGAATGCTCCCATCTATCAAATACTTAAAGCAATAGACAATCACACCCGTCTTCACATGGAGACGGGTGATTTTTGGCATGAACAACAAGCCCAGATATTGAGAAAATATGTAAAGGATTTGAAAGTCTGGATTCATAAACAAGAAGGATGGTGGGATGAATGAAAAAAATCCTCACAGCAATTGGTTTATCATTAACTCTAACATTTCCAGTAGCAGCAGAAACAATACAAAAATCACATCCACAAGTAAAAGACTATAGTATCGCAGCAATGGGTTGTATGATACTTTTAGATTGTTATGAGGGAATTGATAAACTTTCTCCCGATAAAGACTTTGGTGAAAGGTTCATAGTTTTCAAGGGTGAAATCAAAAGAATACTTACAGCATTAGATAAACTTGGTATTGGAGTTTATCTTGCTGACGAAAGATATTTCACAAGAAGCACGGTTGGTCTGTACAAACCAGATTACAACCGTCTTTTTATTAGTAAAAGACTTCTAGAAGATCCCAGAGAGTTTCTAGGAACACTTCGTCATGAAGGTTGGCACACAGTTCAGGATTGTATGGGTGGCGGACTGGAAACTTCCTTTATGGCACAAGTCCATCAGGATAAAGAGATTCCTGAGTGGTTGAGAAAAATGGTTGAAAGAACTTATAGTATTGCTGGTATGAGTCGTGCTGTGCCTTGGGAAGTTGATGCTAACTGGGCAGAAGAACAATCAAATGTAACTGCCGAGAAACTTGAGATGTGTGCTAAGGGACCATTGTGGGAACAAATCACACCAACACCAATGACAAAGGAATGGTTGATTGGGTGTGGGTGGATGAAACCAAGAGATGGTTTATATCATTATTATCCAGATAAAAAGAAAGAATACTGTACACCTGGTAAATACTGATGCCACACGATTTTCCTTGGGGAGTTTTTATTATTCTTTCGTGTGGATTAACTTTTACGGCATATATAATTTACTCAATAATGAAACTAGCATTTGAGGAAATGAAAGATGAAGAACCTAGCACTCATTCTGTCAGCGACAAGTCTGACCATTAGTGCCGCACTTTGTTATGGTGCTTATGTAACCTATCAAAAAGCACAAAAGATTTTGGACAACCCAGAAGAGTTTGTTGGTGCTGTTGTAGAGAAGCAGGTCAACAAAGCATTTGAGAAACTACCTATTCCAAAACTAAATACTGGCAGTATTAAGTTTCCTTTCTGATGTCAAACCAAGATCCATACATATATCGTATCAGAGAAATCCATAAAGTAGTCGATGGAGACACTATTGACGCTGATATTGATTTGGGGTTCGATATATCTCTTACTAAACGGATTCGCCTTGCTGGCGTTGACACTCCTGAAAGTCGCACCGCTGATGCGAACGAAAAAAAATACGGACTTGAATCCAAAGAATGGTTGAAGAAGCGTTGTGAGAACGCAAAAAACATTTTGATCAAGACAGAACTTCCAGATTCCACAGAGAAGTATGGTCGCATCATCGGGCACTTGTTTATTAATGGTGAAGAAACTTCACTGAATAACCAGATGATTGCTGAAGGTTATGCCTGGGAATATTCAGGGGGCACCAAAGTAAAAGATTTTGAAAAACTTAAACAAATTCGCAAATCAAAAGGAACTCTGGTAGAATAAATAGTAATACCTGTGTGGTTCGCATCTATCAGGTAGAAGGGGTGCTTCGGCACCTTTTCTTGTATAAATAGTATTGCGAACCATAACAGAGTAGATGAAACACATTCACCATATTGTGCCTAAACATATGGGAGGCACTGACGACCCTAGCAATCTTATAGAGTTGAGTGTAGAAGAACACGCAGAAGCACATCGAAAACTCTATGAAGAATATGGTAATGAATATGATAGACTTGCTTGGTTGGGACTTTCTGGCATCATTGGTAAAGAAGAAATACGCAGAAAAGTTATTAGTGAAGCAAATAAGGGCAAAACTCCCTGGAACAAAGGAAAGAAGGGGGTTCAAAAAAATCCATATCTTGCCGAACTTAATAGAAGTAGAAGGGGGCAACCTATTAGTGATGAAACAAAGGCAAAAGTGGGTGCCGCTAATAAAGGAAGAAATCGCCCAGATTTAGCGGAAAGAAATAAGAAAAGAAAGGGTATGGATATTCCTAGAGATGAAAATGGGAGATTTATTAGTAAGAAGTAATCACTTTGAGTGAAACTTTTTATATTGTTCTTTCTTTTGATTCTTCTGTTCTTTCTTCAGTAACTTATTAACTTTCTTGAGGGATTGACTTTTCTCAAAAGCAAAATAAACCTGAAGTTCATAAGGGGTGAGATCTCTACTCAAGAGTTTCTTACCCCTTACAAATATCTGTTGCACAATAGGTTTCATTTTATTTACCATCCATTCCACCAAAGATTTGCCAACAAGAGCCGCAGCAACAGAAGCAGTAGCAGTGGTGCCAGCAAGAATAACCTGCTCTTTAGGTGGGATAGGGACTTCTCCGACGATTGGTACTTCAATGACCGGTACTCCTAAATTCGTGTTTGTGGGTGGTTGATCGGAAATAATCCGATTATCCTGGGGAGTTTGAACAGATGGAGGCAGTTGAGGGGTAGGGGTAGCATCAGGGAGTCCTCTGGTCTTTTCTTCTTTCTCTTCCTGTTGTTTCTTCTGTTCTGCTCTTACCGCAGCATCAAACTCTTCTTGAGTCGGTACATCAATCACTGGATACTTAATAGTTGTATCTGGCATATGAATGATGGGCATATCAATTTCAGGTATCACAGTCCTACCCGTTCTGCGAGTTACAGGAGGTTCTATCGTTGGAATGATAGGCGGTGGTTCACTTCTTATTTGAATTGGTTTGATTTCCATTTGCTACATCCTGTACTCTTGGATATTTCACAACGACATCAGCACAGATCTTTGCATAAGGACTTTCTGGGTGAAATGAAATTCCATTTTTCATCGCTTCACCACACTTCAATAGTCTGACTAACTCAAAGTCAAGTCTTGCTTTATCTGCTTCTGCTTGTTGTCTTGTAATCTCTGTACGAACTCTTGCTTTACAGAGTTCTTGAAATGAACCATCAAGAGGAATAGAGAAACCTGCAGATAAACCAGTGTTCAGTGAGTTCTGTTGATAAGTTGTTGGGTCAGTGCTACCAGATAAACTATTGTATCCAAAGGTCTGTAAATTGAGTGTTGGACCCTGACAAGAAACACCGCTACCATAAGTGTTCACAGAAAAAGGACCCTGAAGCACCTGTACCGCCTGGTTGGTTACATTACCAGTGGCAGATGCTGAGGGTCCAGCAATATTCGTATTAGATGGTGCTTCCGCAAATACGGGAGACGCTAAACCGATTATTGTGTAAAGACAGATATAGAATTTGTGGTAGATTCTTCTACCGTTTTGCGATCTATCCATGTTTCTTTCGCAATTCCAGGAGTCAGATGAGTCTCACTAAACTGGAACGGAGCACCTTGATTGATGATCGTATAGTTCGCTCCTGGCTCTGGGCGAGCAGGGATATTGATATTAGTACCAGTGACTGTATAAGATGTCCCAGTGGTATATTCTATTTGTTTGATAACTTCAATCACTTCAGTACGAGTTTTAGTCTCAGAAGTAATTGTACCGCTTGTAAAGTTAGGCGTGACTGGTCCAGCATAGCAGGGAGATATAAGTCCCGCTGCTGCCAGCAAAACGGGAGTTATGTGTCTCACTTGAATACGCTTAACTCGATGGTTCTTTGTGCTGTTGCCGTGCTTCCAGGACCACCAGCAGTGACCGTAGGAACGCCAGTTCCACTCAGAGTACCTGCCAGAGAACCTTTATCTCCACCTAACTGAGTAGTAGAGTTGCTATAAAGGTTGGGAGAAGCAATTGTTCCAGCAGCTGCCGACTGACTGGTAACATCAGTATCTGCAGTAATTGATGTTTCAGAGAAACTAAATGCTTGTCCGTTTGTGTTGATCGCATAGGAACCTGCTCCACCAACTCCTCCAAGAGTTGTTACATTAATGTTTGTGCCAGAGACAGCGTAGGAAGCTCCTACTCTTTCTGATTGAACCGCCGCACCCTGAACGCTTAATTGAATTGAGTCAGTGATTTTTGATGTGATTTCGCCAGCAAAAGCAGGAGTAGTGATGAATAACGAAAAGATAAGTGCTAATCTTTTCATTGTTCTAGTGGTGATGAACTATTTGTATTTAGTGAGACACTTCTTTAATTGGCACCTTGACAAATCCTAAATATTAACTTATTATGTAAAAACCCGCTACAAAATGGCGGGTTTCTTATTATGAGTCCTTGACGTGACAATTAGAGCCGTGGGGTCTGCCCTCTGAGAAGAGGGAAGTGCGCTTTCCCTATACGGATGTAGAGTTCAATTAATTTTAATGCAAAATATCTTTACAGTAGCCCTGCCTCTTCTGGCAACGGTTACAACCAGTACGGCAACACTGCCATTCGTAAACTACAAAATGGACGGTCCTCCGCCCCCTGTAGTTGAAGAGACAGCAATCCGCGAGGTTGCTCCCGCAAAACCTAAAGAGACAAGGTTAATTTGTAAAGGGTGTAATGAAAATGAGAATGCTACCCTGGCATACTTCCAGGATCGTGGTATTAAAGACAGAAACGCCCTTGCTACCATCATGGGTAACATTCGTCAGGAATCAACTTTTATTCCTAACATTTGTGAAGGTGGTAGCAGAACCAGTTGGGGTAACTGCGGACGCGGTTACGGACTGATTCAATGGACATCTGCCAACCGTTATTATGGATTGGGTGATTTTGCTAAGAAG